CCGTTACACCGCCCGCCGTGTATCCCGTACCAGAGACCTCTCCAGTAGCTGAATATGCCGTGGTGGATGCGTCGTAAGTGGCTGAAGCCAAGTACAAGGCCGCTTTAAACGTGTCCGCCGCTGATGTTCCACGAGTAGGGGCTACACCAAAATTGTGTGTAGCGGTAAGTAGTTCCCCCATAAAGGAGGTTGTCATGCTCTGTGTGTTCGCCAAAATAATTCCCCTTAAAGAGAAGCCGTTTCACCGCCAGCAAAGCTGGGCATTTTCTTCAGCGTTACATGCACAGACCGGTGAACCAATTCGCCGTCCAGCCAGTATTCTGTCCACGTAGTCGCTTCATTGTCGTTGTCAACCGTGCCGGTTCGGTTCTCCAGCAGGGAGGTATCCATGTCGCCTTTGGTCGTAGTAACAATCAATTTGAGCTCCTGATAAGTGCGGTTGTGGAGGTGTTGGCGGGCATAGTGATTGTAAAGGTCGTGGTCGATGTTTTATCTGCCCCGAAGTCAATCACTGCAATGGATTTGTTGCCCTGCGTCACGTTGTAAATCAGAGCGCACCGGGCTGTGATTGCTGCCGTCCAAAACGTATTTGCAAAATTTACATAGGCCGTGTAGTCCGAAGAATTGATAGTCACCCCAGTTAGAGTATTGCCCCCGGCTGTGTAGCCTGACGCTACAACTTCGTTGGTTGCTGAATAGGCCGTGGTGTCTTCGTTCAAGGTGGCATTGCCGGTGTACAGCGCAATCTTGAGAGTGTTCGTAGATAGGTTGTGGACGGCCTCGTACAGCTCCTTCTTGAAGCTGGTGGTCTGAGTTTGGACGATTGACATCAGCTAACCTGAACCCTGAGCTGACCACTGCGATAGGCGTCTTGACGTTCCATTCCATCACCCAGGCGTTTGGCAAGAGCAAGTGCTTGCACATACTTTTTCTCAACCAGGGCAACCAAATCGGCCTCGCCCTTCATGTATGTGTAAGCCTCTACCAGAGAGCCGTAAAGTAAAACAGAGTCAAAGTTGTCGCCAAGCCATGTTTGTCCGCTTGCGGCGGTGGTGATTGACTCGGGGTAGTAGTAGTAATGCAGCTCAGCGGAATACGTAGAATTTGGCGTTGGGCCCAATATAAAAGACAATTCATTGCTGATGACAGAATTGGATACTGTTGGGCCAAACAAAGCGTAGTACTTAGGAAGTCCCGTGCTTGTTGGGTTAGGGTAAGCCTCACGCATGAAGTTCACATCCTTGTTCAGCAAGTACGTAAAGTCGCCGCCACCGGTAGGGTATACAGCCAATGAGTACGGGGCCAGGAAGTCATCGGGGCAAGACAGGTACTTGTTGTTTGCCGTGATTGTTCCCGTCACGTTTTTACGCAATGGTGGGAACTGCACTGTGTTATAGATGCGCTGCTCTGCCTGTGTAATGAACAGGTTTACATCCACCGTTTGAAAGGTGTTCTCCGTGTAATCGGAGATCGCAACTACAAGCGCGGCATAGTTCATTCCATTGCCTTGGTTTTAGATGCGGCAAGCTTTGCCTTGGACTCCGCTGTCCAAACCCGCGCTCTGTTTGCGGCTGCAATTTTAGCTTTTGCTTCTTCCGACATCTTTCTTCCTGTGTTGTGCGCAACTAACTTTGCTATTGAAGCTTCGCTCCATATACGGGTTTTGTTAGCGGCGGCTGTACGTTCACTGCACAGTTCCGATTTTTTCCTTGCGCGTAACTTTTCTTTTGTGGTTTCCAGCATTGTACGGTTACGATTTGCATTTGCAATCTTCTCCCGCGTTTCAACCGGCATGGGCACGCCAAGTTTTTTAGCTGCCAGTTTGGCTCTAAGCTCTGCGCTGTGTGTCTTGCCAAAAAACGGATTGTCTTTCCCCGCGCCTGTCCCAAACCCGCCCGGTGTGATGTTATACCCGTTGGATACTGTGTCACCTAGCGCAATTAACAGTGCTTCTGCTTCGTTAGCATCCGCCTTGTCAACGCACCAATAAAGCACGGAAAAACTAAATTTGTCCCTCCCATACTTTTTAATAGCGTTGGCAAGTTTTACGCACCCGTTATTTTCCCAAAAATGCCGCTTGGCACGGTAAGTAGGGTTTACCGATTGCCCAATGTACATCCTGCCGTTCACGGCATTGACAATTTTGTAGATAGCCACGGGCGTTTGCATACTTAGGCTAGGGGGCCTCGGGCGTACAAACCCTTAGTGGCCGCACCAGTACCGCGAATCTTGATCCCACTGGTCTTTGGTGGCTCTGCACGCTTGCTGTTAAAACCTCCAACGGAAACATTCAACTGATCAGGGTTGCTCATATTGGGACCGCCACTGCCTACACCGGGCTTCCCATCCATTGTGTGAGGAGGCGCATAGACGCTGGCAGGGCCAACTTCCTTGCCGTCTTTTTTCATGCTGTATGCCATTACTTGCTCCCTTGGTTGGCTGCACGGGACAGGTTGCGACCATCTCGCATCCGGTCTTCAGATGTGGGGCCACCGGCCTTCATCTTCTTGGTGTGCAGGCGTGATTCGTGACCCTTAACCATCTTCTTGGCCTCGGTGTCTGCAATGCGCTTTACTGTCTTTTTGTCCATCATGAACTCCTATGAAACCGTTACTGTACCAACACTTGTGGTTCCAATCAAGTAATTGGGGGTCAAAACCGCATCAAAACCACCAGCTCCACCAACTGGATTCCAGCCCCACTGGATGTCTCTGGAGCCTCCTGTTGGAGTTCCTTGGCTACCATAGGAAAGCTGCAATCCATTCAAACCTCCAGCCACATATGTAGTATCCGGGCGGGGCTGGTACACCGCCTGGGGATCGTTGACTGGGTACATGCCAAGCTGCAATTGCGGCTGGTCAGGATCCCAACATTCCTGACAAACTTTCAACTGATAGAGTTTAGTCTTTATGACCTCAACCTTCAATTGCTTTAGCTTAAACCGTTGGCCGCACCGATCACATTGGGCAATTGAATATTTGCCTGATGCATAAGGCGAGGTCATTACATTCCTCCACCAATGTACGACATGCGCGGAACCAAACGCAGGGTTGCTTTCTCGCGGTCTTCACCGGCCGCAAACTTAAACTGCTCTTCGTAGACCGCCTTTAGCATGTCCAACCGGCCCATAAGTTCAGGAACTTTCATAGCTATATAGTACGCCAAGCCCGCCACCACGCAGGGCAAAAACCTAAAATTCATGTCGGCGGTTTCAACGCCTTTACCGGCATCTTGGATCCGGCGCAGCCGATAGTAGACAAACTGGTAGGTTTGAGATCCATCAGGCGTAGGCCAGACTGTTATAGCTGGAAGCTGGGGCACATTAACAGCGGTTAATGTAATGTGAGTTGCGGCCGTTGTATAGTTCTGACCGCGAAACACCCCACCAAGGGTATTCCCTGAGATGTAGGTGTAGTAGATGTCTTCGCTATCCAGGCGGATAAATCCTGACCCGGCAAGTCCAACAACGGTATTTAGCGTGATTGAGTCAGCCGTTGCGGTGATTGCGCCGTCAAGGGTTGAGGAAGTTGGGTTGGTCTCACCGGAAAGGCGCTGAATCCAGACCTGGATGGGACGGCCTTGGGTCAACTTGTTGGGGATAGTGGCGTAGGTAGAAACACTAATCCTGGTAATGCTTAGGTCAGATTGGGTGGACGCAACATTGGGTTGGGTGCGGATCACATGGTCCAGCAGATCAATTGTGTCTGTGGGTAGGGCGTATGTGTTCAGGCCCTGGGTCAACGTAATCGTGCCCGTCTCAATGGTCCACATGTTTATGCCGCGATTGGCCCACTCAATGGTCATTAGGTTCAATGACCTACGAGCCGTGCGTAAATCGTAACCAGAGCGCATCTCGCGCCCAGCCCGCTCCCAAGCCTCTTCAGCGAGTTCCGTAAACTCCAGGTTGAAAGCTGTGGTTCCGGTAGTTGCCATTATTTCTTCCTTGCGGCTCTCATGTTATCGATGAGATTGGGATATGGCCGTCCAGCAGCTTTTGCCATAGCTTTTGCCCCCGCCTTTTTGGCAGAGCTTAACTTTTTGTGGGTTTTTGCTGGGTTGGGCTTGTCCCACACTTCTCCACCTTTTTTGTATTCGGTGAAGTCGGTGTCATCCCGACGCGCCTTCTTCTTCGCACCGGGCATTTTTGACGGGTTGATATCACCCATACCGCGAGAGGCTCTCATTTAGCACATCTTCCCACGGGTCTTGCCCTTAGTTGCAATGCCGTCTGCACGACTGGAGGCGGATCCGCCATTTGCCATGCGTTTAGCTTTGCCGCCCGGTGTCTTGGTCATGTGCAGCGGCGCAGGATTTGCAGGAGTACTGTCAACAGCATCGTATGCAGCATTGTTTTTAGCCTGCATCTTGGCGTCCACTACTTCATCGTAGTTGGAGGGTTTTTTTTCAGCCATGATTAGCTCCTTAGCATTTTCCGCCGCGTTTCATTGCAACTTCTTTGCCTTTGGTCTTGCCGCGTTGGGCAATGCCGTCAGCGCTCTTGTGACCAGCAGCCAAACCGCCGCCAGCCATCTTCTTGACGCTGCCACCATAGTTCATAGCTGAATCTTTCATCATTTTGCCATCGGGCATCTTGTGCATTCCGCCTTTGCTCATGCCCATCATTTGTTTTTTGTCCATCATCATGTCCTTTTTAGATCCTTCTTTCATGCCGTATTCCTTGTCCTTAGCAGACCTTTCAAACTTGGCCATGCCGCCTTTTTTCATGCCGGTGCTGCTGAGTCCACCAGACAACCCAGCACCCATTCCGGTCCGGGAAACAGAGGGCATCATTTGCGAGTTCATGTCTTGTTTGCGTTTCATGTCCAGCATCATTTTCATAACGCGAGGGTCCATTTGTTCAGCCATAGTATTACCTCTTTAAAAATTTGCCTTGTCGGCGTTGGTGGAACTACTTGCCCGCTTGAATAAGCTGGTCAATTTTTGCCTCAAGACGGTTAAACCGTTGGTCAATGTGGTCAGTAATGCGCTGCACTTCTGTTTGAGTAGTGTAATCACGGGCAATTTCCTCTCGTGTTTTATTGAGCAGTATGTCCAGCCGCTTGAGTTCCTCAAATTTGTCTTTGAGCAAAAAGCCGATTACGCCGGTTATTAGGGTCAGAGCAAGTGACCATGCTGAGTTCAAGTCCATTTAACACTTCCATCTTGCTAAAGCAGCCGCCTTGCGGGTGGGCTTGCCTTTTTCGTCTTTCATGGGCCCCGGCATGCCACTCATGCGAGCGCAGAACGAGTCCTTACGCGGGCCACCTTGAGGCTGTGGGGCCTTCAGA